GTTCACGAAGCGAACAACACGGTAGAACAAGCCGCAACCGAGCAAGTTGCTGACAATGGCGTAACGGCTCTTCACGATGAGACGTGGGCTTCCGTCTTCCTGTCCTGCAGTCTTGCAGAAGATGTACGGGATGTACGGCATGAAAATGATACCAGATTCGCCCTGACGTGGTCCCTTGTAACCAACGAGAGCGTAGTCCTGCCAGGAGTAGATATCCTGATAGAGCTTAATCTGACCGTTCAGGAGAGAACCAGCGTCGGAAACGCCACCACCTGGCTGAACAGCTGCATCCGTTCCGAGGTAGGTCGGGATGTAAATACCAGAGTTAAGGGTAGAGATAGCTGCAACGATGCTCGGAGAGCAGATTGCGAAGTTACCAGAGCCCATACGAGTCGTAAGAGAAATCTTACGAGCAACTGCGATAATCGTGTTCACGATACCGCCAGCGATGCGTTCGGCAACCCAACGGCCATCGTTGAAGTGAGCATCCTTGGAGAGGTCAACCGTGATAGCAGCTTCACCACCGAACATCGGGTTCTGAGCAACAGACACCATAGCGGCGAGAATTTCACGGTCAATTTCCTGTTGGATTTCAAACTGCAAGCCTTCGAGCAACAGGGCTTCAACGTCCTGTCCGTGAGCAGCAGCCATATCCTGTTGAAGTTCAAGAGTGTAATGGCTCTTGATAGCCTTTGTACCCACACGGATAGCACCACTTACCACCTTGATAGAGGCTTTCTTGATGTTATAGTGGCCTTCGGCTTCATTGTACTGGTCGCCAACACCTGGCTGGTCCATCCAGTGGTTGGTGAGGAATGCGTTACCAGCCTTGTTAGCAACGTTCATTGCAGCGCCATCGAAAGACGGGCCACCGAACGTACCTTCGGCATAGTTAGAGAGCATTTCACCCTGAGTAGTTGTCCACGGGTTGAACGTACCGTGTACACCAGTGTGGTCGGCAACGAGGTCGTAACCGATTTCTTTCTTCAAACCACGACGGAAACCAACAGTCTTCGGAGCTTCGTCGTCATAGAGGAAACGCAAAGCGAAGTAAATTCCGTTAGGAGTTGTGGTCGGGATGGTTGCTACGGTCTGCATAGCCAAGAGGTCAGGGAACTGACGACGTACGAGCGGCAAAGCATACTGCTGGTACTGGGCTACGTCAGCACTGACGTTAGCAGATTCTGGGAGGAAACCCTTGTTGAGCTTGCACTGGGTTTCAAGAAGTGTGGAAACCACAGCAGCTTCAGCACGGGACTTGAGCTTACGGCCAAGGTTGGATTCCAAAATCGGAGCCCACTTGCTCGTAGCTGACTTAGGTCTGAACTGTTGCATAATGTTATCCTGTGCCATCTGGCACCGTTTGAGTTCTACTTTAAGTTTATTGAGGTATTTTCACGAAAAAAAATTTGCCTCAAAATCTGCATTGAAATTAAAATGACTATCTTAACACGGCCCTCCACATGCCGCTAGTAAACAAGAGGACTTTATCTATGACTTCCTGTATAAAATCCTTAACGTGAGCAAGGTCGTATTTTGGTGAGACTTCATAGCGGTCCTCAAACTTGCTTATATCTTCTCCTTCGAACCTGTATAAATACGGATTCACATTTCGACGAGTCTTTTCATCGATGATTAAGAACGATAGTTTACCCTTCCAATTGAGGCGGATGGTTACTTTTCCCTTAGCTCTTGTGTGTTTATCCCAGTCATCAGTCCAAGAGAATACAACGTTAATGTTTGGCCATCCGTCGAATCTTGTGCGTGTGTATTCCCGCTCCTTTTCAATTTCAATTCCACAAGATTCAAGCTCTTCCTCCCATGCTTCCTTGAGTAGAGACATTATTTTAGATGGCTGGCCGTTATTTGATACAAATAATGGTTCGGCCTTGTGATATGCCTGTCTATCGGCCTCGGGCCATTCGCTAGTGTAGATTTCCTCATCCTCATTCTCATCGACGTGATACTCATCATTATCATTGTTATCATCGTCATCAGGGTCGGCTTCATCGAAATCCTCATCGAAATATTGATTATCATCAACATATACGGTTTCCATTAATGCCATAACACCGTTCAACTGATTTGCTGTCAATCCTAACTGGCTGATAGATTCCAAAAAGAGTTTACGCCTATTCATTTTATCCCCGAATAGAATTATGTCTATAGTTTATATTAGGTATATCTTAAAACAAACCCCCGTAACAAGTACGGGGGTTGGAAATCAGGGGTAATCTTGGGTTAGAAGGCGCCTGTTGCTGGTGCGGGAGCCATTTCCCCACCTAGGCCGCCACCGCCTTCACCGCCGCCGCTGTCAACATCGGTTTCCTCACCGAGGAGAACCTTCTGTTCGTGTTCACGCCACTTGCGGTTCTGTGTGAGGTCTGCATCGGAAATGCCGAGACCGTAACGGAGACAGTATTCCTGAGACAGCGGGTTGTTCGGGGCTTCGTCCTTGATAGCAAATTCCATCATGCTTGAAAACACTGCGAGTCGTGTTGTCCAAACGTCGGCGTCTATGTAGCTCTGGAAGCCATTGCTGCGTTTGAACTTGATATCGAAGTTTTCTTCAACCTTGATGTCATCACTGAATTCCTGCCTTGTGTTCAGCACCATGATGAACAGCCTGACGAGGCCCTGTTCAAACGGGGTCTGGTAACGGTCAACAAGACGGGCGAAAGCGACTTCCGCCTGAGTGACTTCGCCAATCTTACCATTGGAATAGTTTACACCGTCCCCTGCCAAAGCCGTGATACGACCTGGGGGCACCATCAATGCGTTAACGAGATTTCGTTTGAAGAACTTCAAGTCGTCGATGTTGCCTAGCTGGTCACCGCCAGGTAGTCTTTCGATGCTTGAACCCGATGTACCGCCCTGAACAGGGATGATAAAGTGTTCGGAAAGACCGATGGCCTTACCCCAGTTGGTGATTTCACCCGTTGCCGAGTTATAGTCAATCTGTCGGCTGAACATCTTCGCCTGTTCCTTCATTGTGGCTTCTGCCTGCGGTTTCGGCTGGCCAGCAACGTCCACTTTGAGGACCATCTTTTCCGAACCCCAGAGGACACGGTACATGACAACGCTATCCTCAATCGTATTCAATTGGTTATGGGCCTTCACTGCGGGTTCAAGGATTGACCTCGGGTCGTTTACACCACCTGGGCCATACAGGTCGAGGGAAAGGAACAAAATCTGGTTCGGCGAGTAGTCGATGTAGTTCTTGCTGGTGTGGGCGTATGTACCCGTGAGCATCTGTCTGTAACCGATAATCAGGTTGTCCTGAACGATAACAATCATATTTTCACCAGGCAGGAGGTTAAGACCCACGATTTCGTGAGATTCCTCGTCATAGACGACTTCGAGGAAGATACGGCCTTCGGTCAGCATCTTCTTCATGTATTGCCAAGCCGTGTACTTGAAGTTACAAATCTTGCGGAGGACATCCCTCTTGAAGATTGTCTGCAAGCTCATCTTGGTCACTTCGGCAATTTCGGAATACTCGTTTACCTGCAAGCTGCAGATGTCACCCTTGTCGTCCTTGTAGATTGCCTCGTTGCAAATCTGGGTCAGCGATTCGTTCACTTCCGAACGGGTGGCGATGATGTTGTATTTCAACATGCGTTCCACATTGTTTCGCCAGTAGAGCTGCACTTGGTTTTCGGCAATGGTGTCCTGCACCTTGGTCGGGTCAACCTGACCATCGTTAATCATGATGGTCGGCATGTAGGTGGAGAATCCGTCAGGTGACAACCCGTTCGGGTACATCATCTGCTGGACGCCTTGTCCTACCGCATTTTTTGACCTCAATATATTTCGGTGAAAGTCCTTGCCGTTGAACTGTCGGTCAAAGAGTTCGCCTCTCGGGTTATTCTCGCCGTAGTCTCTGACGTGTGTCAGGACCATCGAGGCGATATTCTCGGGATTTTTCTTTTTTGACGAAAAAAGCATAATTTCCTACCTGGGGTACTTGAATCTGATTCCTTGGAACATCACGTAAAATGATGGTTTGCGTTCCGTCTTGTAGAACTCTTTCAACGCTTCGTTCAGGATGTTCTTGGACAGTAGGCGCCTCTTGTTAACTTCCGCATCGACTATCGTACGGAAGTCGCACAAGTCCACTTGAAAGACGGGAAGGCCGTTGTATCTATAAAGTTCACCCATAATCACAGATTAAAGTATATTTTTGGAATTTACCAATAGTTTATACCCTCTGGTGATGTAGTTTCCATTTAAAAATGTATTTTAGAGATGTAAGTATCTACATTTTACAGGGATTAAAATGAGCAAGACTATTGATTTGACCATTAGCGACAGAGTTGCAATCGGACGTTACATCAACCTCATTCGCTGCACGCTTCCAATCCGCCTTGTCATTGACGATTTTAATGACAAGTTCGTTCCGACTATGGATGAACTCAAAAAGGCTGGCGCTGTAATCGAGGGTGGACAGCTGGCTGAAATCAAGAACGATTTCGTCAGGTCGTACAGCGAGGACGATGTTCCTGCCGTAATCAAGAAGGGTATCGAGGATTTCATCGCCGAGAAGGAATCCAACAAGAATGCGGACCCTGCATACATTGAACGTATCACCACTCCGTTGAAGAAGCTTATCTAGTATGATGGCCGATTTTTACATGATGCTGTCGGATTTCTACGTCCACGAGGACGAGAATACGGCATCTAGTATGGTGGAGAACTTTGCCGAACAGCTCGACGAGTTGTATGATTCTGGCGAGGCGAACAACAAGATTGTTCCCTTCTTCATCACACAGGGCGGTGGCGAAGATAACCCAGAATTCAGTCTGGAACCGTTGTACTTTACGGTCATAGACGGCGTTCCGCTTATCTTCTCTACCTGCTACCGTCTGCATGGAACTGCACTGGATAATATCGACAGTGATGCGGGTGGCGGTTCTCTAATCACGGAAATGCTATCATACAACAATGCCCATGTGTACCATCTGGGTGTTATCGACTCGTTCGACCAGATTGATTACGCATTGAAGGAAGCGTCTGCTGGAAACCTTATCGAAAACAACCAGTTGGATGCAGCAATGCTGAACACTCTGCTTATCCAGAACGAGATTGAGCCTGTTCGTGAACTCGAACTGCCTAACGGTGGCTATGTCGAGGTTTATGCCCTAAGTGGTGCAGAGATGGACTCGTTGCAGCGGGACAAGAACTACAACAACGGGGCCAATCAGACGATTGTCGATTACGATAACCCGAACAATGACATATACCTTGTCGGAATTGGCGGAAACGCCTCTATCCGTGAAGTTGATGTAAAGTGCGGTTCTGATGGCTTCATGTACACCGTCTGGACGAACAATTCGCCAAAGTTCTTTAAGCATGCTGCCAAAATCGTAGAGGATTTTCCAGTAGAAATGATTGAAAATGACCTCACCGACATGACCAATGCCCTTGGTGAACATATCATCATGCATCTGCGGAAAAAGAAGCTTTTCGAACAGCAAGAAGACGACGCCGTAGCCCAAACGATTTAGTGCCCCGATTATAAACTATTTTTTGATTAAAATGGTGAATTATGGCGATAAATCTATACATACGTTTGATGACTACCGAGGCTGAGCTTGAAAACAATAATCAGCATTATAAGGAAACTTATCAGTTCAAGGGCTCTGAGACCGATGACCGTATCAAACACTATCGCCTTCGCCATTTCCTCACAGCGAATACCCCGAATTCGACCGTTACGGCGAACTCGGGTTTGTCTGTATATGACGGAACGGGAATTACTCCCGTAACTGGTTCATACAATGACTGGACTACTCCCAATAGGCCACCAAAGTTTGATAACGGTAACAGCCAGTTCAATACCGAACTCATCATGCGGTTCGATGTTGACAAAGCCTTTTCTGAGCTAGCGAATAACTCTCAGGCTTGGATTACCGCACCATACGCAAACGACAACGGCGTTTTCTCTCCGATAGAGGTTGAAGCTGCTTTTTCGTTCTTGGGATTCTCTAACAATAACGAGTATATCAAGAACCCGCTCAACATCGCTTTGGAACATCTTGTTGCTGGCGGCAGTGTTAGCAAGATTTATACCGACTACAACACTCTTCCCGCTAGTGGAAGTTCTAGCTGTGACAGTAATGAGAACCTGTATCAGGTGGAAACTGTCGTTGTTGAAACACAGTCTGCTCACGGTCTGGAGGTTGGCGATGCCGTCACGCTGTATAGCAGGCATATCTCTCACGTTCCTTCGTATACAGGAAGTGAAGGTAGATTGTTCGGTGGTTATGATGGTAATTGGAAGGGCCGTGGCGAGAGGTACTTGGGTGATTTCGTTGTCACTTCTGTGCCTAACGCAACTACGTTTACATACAAGACGTATCACAACCCGATGAAGATAAATCAGTCATACCATCCAGTTTACACTAGCGAACAATGGCCTGACCTTGTTTGGGAAAAGTGGGAACTCTATGAGTATAATGAAAGCGTATCAGCTTCGGCAAGCGGTTCATCAGTAACATTTACTTTTACCGACAATGACCAAGGCATTTCATGCAAGCATAACTTTGCTGTTGGTGATAGAGTTGCTTACATCTATGGAAGTACGAAGGTTCATTTGACTGTGACTGCGGTTGCCGCAAATGCTAGTACCATAACAGCTGAGGTGGACTCTGGCGAAAGTATTCAGGGAGGCTCAACGTCGGGAACTCTTGTGTTTACCCCTCGTCTGCCGTCGTCGGACATTGCGTTCAACGTTAAAACTCCAGATATTGCTCCGCCAAAGGTAAAGAGCCATGCGAACGAGAGTGCAATCTATTACGCATGTCAAGACACTTACTATGTAAAGAATGGGCCGTCATCCGCATGTTATGGTAATGAAACCGATATGCAGCTCGTTCGTGATACGATTATACCTGTCATCAAGTTCCCGATTCCTTTGTATGATGGTACGGCAACATCTGACCCTAATCTAGTTTCGAGATTGTTTGTGTTTGCTACCAAGGATGGTGGCTTGGGTGAAAACAGTCTCGATTTGCTTGGGTTTGATACAGACAACTGGTCGGAGAACGATACAAACAGCGTCATTGGTTCTAAGCATAGTGGTGCTTGGGGAAGTGGTTCTGTTATCGGAACGATTTCACGGTACTCATATACGAACCCAACACGAGTGTTTAAAAATAGGTATGTCAAGTTCGACATTAACAATGCGTATACTGTCGATATTCTTACAGGACATGCCGCAAAGACCATAGTAATTAACTCTCAAAAGCAGGGAAGTACAAGCGACCCGATTAGGCTAGCATCTCGTGAAGATGATGAAGGACACTGGCCATATATTGCAATCAGCTCTCTTACCTTTATCGGTAAGAAACCGAGCATTTCGCTTGAAAATACTTACATGTACCTTGTATGTGATGCAATCCAGAGAGGTACGTATGGCTCGGGACCCGCTTTTGTAGCAACCGTATCAAACAAATTGTTTGACCCAACGAACAACATGTATGTTCGTAGCTGGGATGCTGACAAACCGTTCTTTGCTGCTGGTGATACCATTGAAATTATGAACACTGAACACTACAACAGTGTTAGTGCGGAAGTTCTTGGTGTTTCGTTTGAGCAGAATGAAGTTAAAGTATATTTCAGATACCCTGACGGCGCCCCAGATGTTGAACTTGGTGTACTTGAATGTGGTATTATCAGGAACCGTTCAAGGATGATTTCAACGTATGCAGCACCTGATGCCGAGAATGTTCCTGCTAATCTACACATTAGTGGTCCGCAAACTCGTGGCAGTTACGGTTATGCAGGAAACCCTGTGGAATTTGATATAATTCACGACGAGGCTACCGAAACCAGTTCACTGTCTGCTGTATATCAGGATGGAAACACCGAGTCAAACACGGAAACCCCTGTTATC